GGACTTGGAGATGGACTTGGGGAGGGACGAGCCGGTGATGGACTGGGACTTGGAGAAGGACTTGGAGATGGACTTGGGGAAGGCCGAGCCGGGGATGGACTTGGGGAAATGAAGGGACTTGGTGATGGACTGGGACTTGGGGAAGGCCGAGCCGGGGATGGACTGGGACTTGGGGAGGGACGAGCCGGTGATGGACTGGGACTTGGAGATGGACTTGGGGAGGGACGAGCCGGTGATGGACTGGGACTTGGAGAAGGACTTGGAGATGGACTTGGGGAAGGCCGAGGCGGGGATGGACTGGGACTTGGAGATGGACTTGGGGAAAGGAAAGGACTCGGGGAAAGGCTGGGGGATGGACTTGGGGAGGGTCTCGGGGATGGACTGGGACTTGGGGATGGTCTCGGAGATGGACTGGGGCTTGGGGAAGGACTTGGAGAAGGACTTGGGGAGGGTCTCGGAGATGGACTGGGGCTTGGGGAAGGGACTGGGCTTGGTATTGGGGAAAGGCCCATATAATTGAGAGTCCAAGTACCTCCTCTTCCGTCATCAACTATTAAACTGTCTCCCTGAACGCTAAAATAGATAGAATAATATGGTGAAAAAAATCTTTGTGATCTGTAATCGTAATTGTAATTCACAGATAGGCCGCGTGTTCTAAAATTTATGTCTTCTTTTATAGCTACTAGGCGAAATAAATTATTGGACTGTATCTCTATACCACTCTGCCAGTCTCCCTCGTAGTACCCGTTACGAGGAGGCATGGTAGGATCACGTCTTGGAGATGGACTTGGAGAAGGACTTGGGGAGGGTCTCGGAGATGGACTTGGACTTGGAGAAATGAAAGGACTCGGGGAAAGGCTGGGGGAGGTACTCGGTGATGGACTTGGGGAGGGTCTCGGAGATGGACTGGGAATCGGGGAAAGGAAAGGACTTGGGGAGGGTCTCGGAGATGGACTTGGAGAAATGAAAGGACTCGGGGAAAGGCTGGGGGATGGACTCGGTGATGGACTTGGTGAGGGTCTCGGAGATGGACTGGGACTTGGGGAGGGTCTCGGGGATGGACTTGGAGAAATAAAAGGACTCGGGGAAAGGCTGGAGGATGGACTTGGAGAAGGACTTGGTGAGGGTCTCGGAGATGGACTGGGACTTGGGGACGGATTTGGGGAAGGGACCGTATAATTAAGAGTCTTAGGACTTCCGGTCCTATCGTCAACTATTAAACTGTCTCCTTGAACTGTAAATAAGATATTAACATTTGGTGCCGCAAAACTTCTGTAAAATTCATAATAAATGTAATTCGCAGTTCTGCCTTGTCCGTTCAAATATATTTCTTCTTTTGCAGCTAAGCGAAGTATACTATTGGACTGTATCTCTATACCATACTGCCAGCTTCCTAGATAATATCCAATACGAGGAGGCATGCTAGGATCACGACTTGGGGATGGACTGGGACTTGGGGAGGGTCGAGCCGGGGATGGACTTGGGGATGGACTCGGTGATGGACTTGGGGAGGGTCTCGGAGATGGACTTGGGGATGGACTCGGGGAAAGGCTGGGGGATGGACTCGGTGATGGACTTGGTGAGGGTCTCGGAGATGGACTTGGGGATGGACTCGGTGAAAGGCTGGGGGATGGACTTGGAGAAATGAAAGGACTCGGGGAAAGGCTGGGGAATGGACTCGGTGATGGACTTGGGGAGGGTCTCGGGGATGGACTGGGACTTGGGGAGGGACTGGGACTTGGGGAGGGACTGGGACTTGGGGAGGGTCTCAGGGAAAGGAAAGGACTCGGGGAAAGGCTGGGGGATGGACTTGGAGAAGGACTTGGTGAGGGTCTCGGAGATGGACTGGGACTTGGGGATGGACTCGGGGAAGGGACCGTATATTTAAGAGTAAAAGGGGTTTTGGACATGGAACCAGTAACTATTAAACTGTCTCCTTGAACTGTAAAAGATATATTAGCATTTGGTGCCGCAAAACTTCTGTAATTTTCATAATAAGTATAATTCGAAGTTGTGCCGCGTCCGTTCAAATATATTTCTTCTTTTGCAGCTAAGCGAAGTATACTATTGGACTGTATCTCTATACCATAAATTTCTCCTAGATAAAATCCAATACGAGGATAAACTGAAGACATCTTATATACTCTAATTATTTTTTAAATAACTATTCATCTTTTGATAAATTTCAAAAGAATCAACTTGGAATATTGAATTTTGGGGCCGCGTATGAAGAAAAACTAAAAATGTATACTGATGGGTACTCTATTACCTGGTAGCCTGGGTATTCAATATCAGAGTATGATTTTTACCCCAATTATCCGTAAATGTCATTATGGGCCCAGAAATCGTAAAAGAACCTATACCAGGTAATACTTTGAATACGTTATTCACTGTATCATAAATGTAAGTAAATACTGCTGACGGCGATCCACTTGTGAGAGGTACTGTTCTAATACCACCAGACAATACCTCAATTGCAATAGGATCTACTTGATCATAATATAATCCCAATGGTACAACATCTGGAATCGGAACGAACGGACTTGGGACTGGGACTGGACTTGGGACTGGAATCGGAACGAACGGACTTGGGACTGGAATCGGAACGAACGGACTTGGGACTGGGTCTGGGACTGGATCTGGGACTGGGACTGGGACTGGACTTGCGGATGGACTCTGGTAATTTGATGCACATGGTATTGGTTTGTTTCTTATCATAGTATGATTTTTACCCGAATTATCTGTAAATGTCAAAATGGGACCCGAAATCGTAAACGTAGCCAGTATATTTGAGAAACTAAATACTTTAGTCAATGGATTATATATATAAGGAATTTCGTTAGTTTTGTCAGACATCGTATCATTTCCAGATTGAGGTACCACCATAACTTCTGTATATGTCAACACCAGGGCAACTGGATCTATTTGATCATAATATACTCCAATTGGAATGTCTGAGCGCGAGGACGGACTTGGACTCGGGGAAGGGACTGGGGGGTTTGTACTTGGTCGCGGGGATGGGACTGGGGAGGGTCGAGCCGGGGAAGGGACTGGGCTTGGTCTTGGGGGACTCGGGGAAGGGACCGTATAATTAAGAGTAAAAGGGGTTTTGGACATGGAACTAGTAACTATTAAACTGTCTCCTTGAACTGTAAAAGATATATTAAGACTTGGTGCCCCAAAACTTCTGTAAAATTCATAATAAATGTAATTCGCAGTTCTGCCTTGTCTGTTCAAATATATTTCTTCTTTTGCAGCTAAGCGAAGTATACTATTGGACTGTATCTCTATACCATACTGCCAGTCTCCTATGTAGTACCCGTTACGAGGAGGCATGCTAGGATCACGTCTTGGGGATGGACTGGGACTTGGGGAAGAAAGAGGACTTCCCATTGTACTACTAGTTCGCGTGCTTGCCAAAGGACTTCCTCGAACTGTACTCATTTTATATAGGCTTGGAATAAAACTATTGATTGAAGTAATTGTCTAAATATTAGGCGAGGGACTTAAGAAAAAGAAAGGACTGAGGCTTGGGGATGGACGAAGTGGGGATGGACGAAGTGGGGAGGGACTTGGTTTCGTTGGGGAGGGACTTGGGGAGGGACTTGGGGAGGGAGGAAACGGGGAAGGCCCCATATAATTAAGAGTAAAAGTTTTTCCAGTGGCGACGTATCCCCTGGAATCAACAAGTAGTATACTGTCTCCTTGAACTGTAAAATATAGATTATAACCCTGTATATAAAAATTTTTTGTTGTGAACTTATAAGTGTAATCGACTTCTCCGCCTATAAGTGAAGCTATTACTGGATAATAAAAACGAAGTTTATTATTGGACAATATCTGTATATCATAAACCCAGTTTCCCCTATAAAACCCGTTACGGGGAGGAGGGGAAGTACTTGGGGCCGGTGTAGACTTGAGAGTCTTAGTACCTCTCCCATCATCAACCAATAAACTGTCTCCTTGGACTCTAAAATACATATTAAAACTTGGTGCAAAAAATCTGGTCGGGTCATATGTATCGTTATTGTAAGACATAATTGTACCCGGTTCATCCAAAAATTGATCTCCTAAATTAAATAGACGAAGTTGAGTATTGGACTTTATCTCTATACCATACTGCCAGTCTCCCTTGTAGTACCCGTTACTAGGAGGTGGTGCTGGACTTGGTTTCGGGGAGGGACTTGGTTTCGGGGAGGGACTTGGTTTCGTTGGGGAGGGACTTGGGGAGGGACTTGGGGAGGGAGGAAACGGGGAAGGCCCCATATAATTAAGAGTAAAAGGGGTTTTGGACCTGGAATCAACAAGTATTAAACTATCTCCTTGAACTGTAAAATATAGATTATAAGGCTGTACATAAAAATTTTTTGTTTTGTACTTATAAGTGTAATCGTATTCTGCACCTATAAGTGAAGCTGTTACTGGATAATACATACGAAGTTTATTATTGGACAATATCTGTATATCATAAGACCAATTTCCCCTATAAAACCCGTTACGGGGAGGAGGGGAAGTACTTGGGGCCGGTGTAGACTTGAGAGTCTTAGTACCTCTCCCATCATCAACCAATAAACTGTCTCCTTGGACTCTAAAATAAATCCCATAGGTTGGTGTATAAAATCTAGTCGGGTCATATGTATCGTTACGGTAAGGCAGAATTGTACCCGGTTCATCCAAAAATTGATCTCCTAAAGGAAATAGACGAAGTTGAGTATTGGACTGTATCTCTATACCATACATCCAGTCTCCCTTGTAGTACCCGTTACTAGGAGGTGGTGCTGGACTTGGTTTCGGTGACGGAAGAGGACTTCCCATTCTACTGGAAGAACCAGTACTCGCTAAAGGACTTCCTCGAACTGTACTCATTTTATATATATTTAGAATAAAATTATATTATAGACGAAAATGCTCTAAAATACAAATTTGCCAAATTTTGATGACCATTCGCGTTATAATGAATTCCATTTGCACTATTATTCCTGTCATCCCACAATGCATTACCGATTCCAGAACCGAATACAAGACTTGTAACGATATTGAGAGAACTTGTCTTGTTTTGCACATAAAAAATAAGACCATATGTACCAGTATTAGTCGCTGTCGTATCAGATTAGTTCTCTATTACGACTGCTGGCATCTTTTACTATACAGTAGGAATAAATTCCCATTGAAGATCCTCGCAAATTTTTTTCCAAATCTGATCCTGTTTGTATAGCTTTTCCTTGGACTTCAAAAGAGGAAAGCAAGGCAAGAACGAATCCTCCGAGAGCAATTCGCAAAACTTGTAAAGAATATAAGAATAACTCAAAAAGTTTTTACGATCTTCGGGACAATTATTCTCAAAAGGTTTTTGAATCTTGAAAAACATAAGACGGAGTTTATCCTCGAGTTCACCAGACATCTTGGGTGGTTTTTTGCCGGACAAAAAGCTTGCTATATGCGGAACGTGCTCATAATACTTGTTCAGTTTGAGTTTTTTGAGGAGGGTCCTTACCATGGAGTGACTCACGTCCAACTTTTTAATCTTTTGCTTTTTGAATTCGTCTCTGAGTTGTTCGTAAACCTCTGGTGGAATATTTGTAACTTCTTTACCCTGGAACTGTGATATCCACTCGTTAAAGTGATTTTCCTTTTTGTACGAGTATATGATATTCTGGTCATTGTCCTGTTCTTCTTTGTAACTTCGTTCATTTGTCTGTACAAATTCCGCGTACCCACAATCTTCACAGACCTGATCGCTTGAACAAATATCTACGAATGTATTTGAACTGTGACACGCTGAACAAATCACGGTGACATCTTCGTTCCTGGGAGGTCCAGTCCCTTCTCCTTCAACCTCAAAGAGATACTTTTGGAATAAATCACTTTTGTTCTTATCATCATCATAAACCCTGATAAACTCAGACGCCTTTATCATGTACTGGTACATCTCGTCAGGTCGGTCCGCAAGTTCCTTTATCCTTTTATTATACCTGGCTATCATTCTTCTTTAAAGGAAAGAATACTTTAAATAATAATGAGGTGGATAATAGACACCCTTCTGTGGGCACGGGGCCAAAACTTCACGGTAAAAAGTGTCCATCATATAGACCGTGAAGGATTTATTAGACCAGGACCAGGTGATGTTTACAGCCTAACAGAATATGTTTACAATCTAAAGACTATGTGGAACTATGGGCCCGAATGGCCCCCAAAGTTTTTGTCCCGTGAAAGACCAATAAAAAAGGTTAAAAGGGCATCTGGGACTGATATAACTGAGCATGTACTTGCATTTTCTGGACCTCGTAAAAACGAAATAACCCCAATTGCCTTTTTGGATTTTACCAAGACATGGAAACTTCGGTTCAGGTCTCCGTGCGGGATTCAATTGTCTCTCGAGACCCGGGTAGAACCTGTAAACGAGCCTATCTACGTTGAAACAGTCCTTAATCAATGTTTCCGAGTGGAGCCAGATAAAATTTAACATCCCCGAGGTTTGAAATAGTGTACTTGAATGCTATTGGGCCCTCTGATTCTGTACCGTGACCCAATTGGACTATTGGACAAAGAATAGTTGCCTTTGTAAACATTGATACATACTTGAGAGAAAATGTACCTTCGAGACCAGCCTCCCCGATATCGAGTTGGTCCTGTATAATTGTATTCTGATTTGCAAAATCACCGTCACAAGTAAATTCTATAGAAGTTCCAGTTCTCTTGATTATAAGATCGTTACCTATATTTGTCATGTCCCTTACAAGTTTCTGGAAATCGACAGATGGTAAAGTAGTCGAATATGTCATATTAATCTCTGGGACGTCAAGAATATCCTCATTAAGGTCCAGGAGTTTTAGCTTGAAATTTGAGACAGACTTTTTGTTTTCATTACTCACACATATATTCAGATTCTCATCACATGTACTCATTGTTATGATATCATTATTTCCTATAGACTTGATAAGCTTGAAAGTATTTGGTACATTTATACCGACGATCGTCTCTTTTGGGCACTCGTACTCTTCAAAGTTCTCGGCCGCCATAAACACATGGATAAGAGTTACTCTCGCAACATCGAAAGTGATCAACTTTATTCCTTGGGGGCTAAAGTATATATTCACGTCGTTTATAATCTCTTTGAGAACTTCGAACAGGGATTTGAATGCATTTGCCTGAATACTCTTTAAATGCATTTTCTCTACTCTAGTTTGATACACTCTTCTTTATATCGTTGTAAGCATCTGAAAGTGGTTTGTCAATCTTACTTTGAAGTTCTTTTGTAATCACGGGTTCAAGAGAAATACCATATGAATCCAGTGGAAAGTAATCTCCTATTTCGTCAGCCGGTTCATTAAAGTTTGTGCCAATGTCAGAAGCGCAATTACCCTCGAATGTACACGGAACATTCATCTCGAGCCATCGTATTACTTCGAGACCCAACATTTCTTTGTTATCCGAAGTAATCAGAACCGGAACTCTTTTTATTCCAGGTGGCACTCCGTGTAACTTTATATCATGAATTTTTACTAAAGGTATCAGGACCGGATGATTCTTTATAAACTCAATGGTCTCTAGGCAATACGTACATTTGTCACTCACTATTAAAACAGCCGCCATTTTTGTATCATCTAATATTAAAAATGAGAGGACTTTTCGCGGGCCTATTTGTACTTTTAGTTTTGGTTTCCCTGTATGAGGATTCTCCAATTCGTATTCCAGGTGGTGGTGGTGGCCGCGGTTCTCAGCAGAAAATATCAATGTTTGATCCAGTTGATCCATCGGTGATTCAGGATACTATTTCTGAAATTCAGCAAAAGGAACAGAGTGTGTACCCAGTGGACACGGTGTACTTTAACCGTTCTGAAGGAGGTGGTTACCAGGCCAGATTTTTGTTTTTGGATACGAGTAACTATGCTGGCGTCCAATATGACGTCAATGTGGATTCTGGTGGAAAAATCTCGGGCCAGATTCAAAAATCAGTACCGGCAAACTTCCAGAACCCATTTTCTGGATACGTAAAGAACTTCAAGTTTGGGACCCTAAATGTAGTTCCACCTGTTCCTGATATGAAAAAGGTATGGGACAACTTTGCGGTCCGGGCCCAGTAGATAGTTTCTCCGTTTGTACTAATAGATATGTTATCGGCACATGACCTGAAGGAGAGGGATCGAATAAAAAGGGAGGCCCGTAAAGAAATTTTCAAAACTATACTCACTCGAATTTGTAATAAAATTGACTTGGCATACACACTGAGACGAACTGAATCGGTAGTAGAAGTTCCGGAGTTTATATTTGGTTTCCCATCGTATAACCACGAGTTTGCGACGGAATACACATCAAGACAACTCAGACGTCTAGGATACAGGACAAGTACATTGGGACTAGGTAAGATACATGTAGCCTGGGGAACTAAAAAGACCCCCAAGAAGAAGGCACCCGCGAATCCACTGGGAAGACCAGAAGAAGATGATCTCAACGGTCTTGCAAATCTCAAGAAAACTGCGGATGCACTTCGTAAAAAATATCAACGCCCATCGTAAATGGATTACATAAAACATGCGAGCGAGCGGATCACGAAAGGAATCACTCCGGTCATACGTGATTTTTTATTGGATTCGTATGAAAATAGTGACAAGTACCTCGAGGAAGACCAGACAAAACAGGATCCGGGTGGAAAGTCACTCCTCAAGTTTCAAAAAGTACTCCAGAAGGTCCCGCTTTGGATTCCTGGACCCCAAATGAATAAACATATAGAAGAGGTTGAAAAGCATATCAAGAACTTTGAGCAAGTCTTGGCGTCCCTGTTTGTGGCCTATGCAAAAATGATTATAAATGCCATACGGATTACTTCAAAGAAGAAGAGTCTCAATGTAAAGATACCTACAAAGGGAGAATTTATTCACCAGTGTTTCATAAACGTGGCCCATAATCTGTACGAGAATCCATTTGTCATGAAGGTCCACGATGATACTGAAAAGTCCAGGGAGCTTACGGAGCGAATCAATACTTGCCTCCAAGAAACAATTAGTGATATGGTTCCTTTGCCCGAGATTCTCCAGGAACACATTCCAATGTCAGGCGGATCAATCAATTTTGGAGGGGACGATGCGGATGAAGTCGGGGAGGAACTTGCCCCACCAACAGCCGAAGAAATGGCGAAAGAGGAAGGTGTTACTCCGAGCCCTATTACAGAGTCGCCTTTCCCACAAGGCCCTGCAGTCCAACCGGTCGTAACTGAATCCAAAGAAATTTCAGTGGACTCGGGTGAACTTTTTTCGGATGCTCCGGAACAAAAACCCACGTCTAAAGTAAATGGAGAAGTGGTTGAGTAAAGCAGGCCCAGCTGCCATATTTGCGGCACTCATTACAGCAATGGCAATATATGTAACTCGCCCATCGAATGAAAAGGGCGAAAAGAAACACATGAAAAACTCAGAGATTGCGAAACCGGCACTGTTTGTGGGCATTCTAGTGTACTTTATAGTCTACAATGGAACTGGATCAAAGTTCGAACAGATATCTAAGGAGCCCTTTTAAAGACGTGATTCTCGTATCTACTAGAAATGACCACTGTAAAAGCATTCAATGACATGATGGACCAGTTTTTGACTGAGCTCAACCTTACATTCCCGGAGAACAAGGCTGTTATTAAATTTCAGGCTTCTTTCGAGGTTGTAAAGGCGACGAAACCATCTGCTGTACTTGAGAATTTCATGGGTACGGTCAAGCCATTCAGTAAAAAAATCATGTCTCGGGACGATACCTTCATCACAGAGGATGCGAGTACTATCGGCGCAATTGCTGATATAGACCTGAAGAGTATATGGGCCAAGTCATCTGATGCCACGAAAGATGCAATTTGGCAGTACCTTTACACTTTGGTGGTACTCGGAACGACGATCAGTTCATTCCCCAAAGAGACTCTTGATATGATTGAAAAGATGGCTGAGAGTTGTGCGGCCCAGATGCAGGAGGGGGGAGGTGCTGATATTATGTCACTTATGAGTATGATGAACAATTTCTCTACTAACACTAAAAAGGATGGACCTGACCGAATTATTTAACTCAGACAAGGTTCTTATGTTTTGGCCCTCACAGAATCAGTCAGCAAAGGAAAGAGTATACGCGACGACCCGTTTCATTCTGTACCTTTCTTGCATACTTTACATTATAAGACGTGACGTCCGTATACTCATAATGGGTACTGTAATTATTTTTATTCTGTATCTGATGTATAAAAATGGCATGATTAAAGAAGGTCGCAGCAAGTACTCAACTGGTACTACAGGGACTATTAAGAACCCTATGGCAAACGCAGAATACGGCAAGGAAACTACGCAGACAACGGAGCCAGTTGATTCAAAGTCCGCATGGGATTCATTGCACCCATTCCAAGAAGGTCGTTGGTTCGCTGAGCACAATTTTTACACGGTTCCAAGAAATTCAGGGGAGGCTTTTTTGAAAAAAACGTACCCACAGATGTTTAAGCCTGTGTGCAGAGATACCGATGGTTCTGCTTGTGATTTAGAGTCTTCACAGGGACGCGGTCCAGAGATGGTCCAGTCACATGGGGCTCGCTACAATAAAAGTATAAGCACTTATTAAATGAGCTCAATCGAAGATCTAGTGATGGTAGAGGATACTCTTAGACCCCAGTCTACTACTGGGTACCACAGAGCGTGGCAGGCCGAGCCGTTTGATTTTCCCAATGAGTACATAACCGCCCCGTTTCCGGTAAAGACAGATGACCCTATCAGTACATATGCAATCGATAGAAATATCCGATTCAGTCAGAGATATTCTAATACAAAAAATGTTGTCTGATTGTAAATGGATCCATGGTCTATAGCAGCTGTGGTCGGACTTATCTTTGCCGGAAAAAAATTCAGTAGCGATGAAGATCCTGCCGGAAACCGTAATGAACTCAAGGGGGCTGATAAGCCCGGTAACCCTTACAGAAATCCCAGAGATCACGCAGTAGATTTCATGGACCCTTTAAATGTTACACCCGATATAGGAAGACCAATCGGCGACATTCGACTCAAGCCAAAAAATGAAATAGGGTCGCTCCAAGATGTTCGTCCGGGACTTCCATTTGGAATGCCTGTATACACGGCATATAACCGCGAAAACATTTCAAATAAAATGAATAACCTGAACCCAGGTGGTATGCCAGTTCACGTCGGTCCAGGTCTCGGCGTGGGTTCGAACGTATCTGCGGTTGGTGGGTTCCAGCAATTTTTCCGCATTTTGCCAAATAATCCCAATGATGAGCGTCTCGTACAACTCAAGGGGACTATGGGTGGTCCTGTAGACTCAGTTGTTAAGAATGGCGGAACAGTCATGGGAGACCTGACCCAATTCCCTCACAAGACTTATACTCACGACCCAGTTCAGTCTAGGGCCGGTGGACAGGGGGGCGTTTTAACAGGACCAGAGTCTCGTCCGGAATTTACCAAGACTTTGCGTAAAACTATTCGCGACCAGACTGGAAGCCGCGAAGGTGACAATCTTGAGTTTGGGGTCGCTAGATATAACGTCCCCCAGGCTTTTGGTGATATGGGTGGGGCCCGTAAACTTTCTCGTAGTACTGACAATCGTAGTAACCCTGATAGAGCAGCAACTGGAGGGAGAATGAACGTGACTGGGGATCCAGAGAGCCGTATAGGTCTTACATCAAATCTGCGTAGAGACTTGCCTACTGAGCCAAGGGGGCCTCCTGCACCTGGACCAGTTATACAGCAGAGATATGTTGACGCAATGTACTATGACCTCAATGAGCTCAAGTCACAGAAGAACCCGACAACGGAACGTCTATCAATAGCCAAGGAGGTTCTGGTGAACAATCCGTACGCAATTTCTCTGAGTACATAAAATGAAGCCAGCTGCAGTCGGAATAATTGTCGCAATCACAGTCTACGCACTTACCAAAGATTGGAAGGTCACTCTCATAGTGAC